TGCCTTCGAGTATTGCTTTGATCTGAGATGCAGTGGCTCCGAGATATGCACTGGTCTGAGATGGATTGACTCCGAGCAGCGGGGTGGTGTGAAATGGATTGACTCCGAGATTTGCCGTGATTTGATGTGCGGTGCAGTGGAATGACTTCGAGATATGACCTGCAATGGACTGAGGTGGATTGACTCCGAGATGTGGATCGAGGTGTACCGGGGTGGCTTCGAGAACGGGAATGGGACGATTTGATCTGACGCTGGGAGATGTTTTGTGTTGGCATGGATTGACACCGAGGAATGAGCTGTAGTGGCTAGAGATGAAGTGGATTGACTTCGAGGATTGGGATGGCTCGGCGTGCGATGTTTTGTTATGGGGTGGTGTGACTTCGAGAAATGAAGCGAAGTGTAATGCTGTGGTATGACTTCGAGATTTGAAATGCTCTGGGCTGACTCCGAGGGGTGGATTGTGATGTAGTGCTGTGGCGTGACTCCGAGGGGTGGGATGAAGTGGCGAGCATTGATCTGACTCCGGGGGTTGAATTGTGGTGGTTTGAACTGGTTTGCCTTCGAGGAGTGCGATGGGGTGCGGTGACTTGCTTTGTTTTGATTTGACTTCGAGATCTGTGGTGCACTGAAATGGAGCGAAGTGGGGTGACTTCGAGGATCGGTTTGTTGTGGAATGTTTTGCTCTGCAATGAAGTGACTCCGAGGGATGGATCGGGGTGTACCGAAGTGGCGTGACGCCGAGGAATGAAGTGGATTGACCTGCTATGGTGTGACTCCGAGGGATGGGGTGTGATGAATTGCATTGGGATGGGATGGTTTGACTTCGAGAAATGCTGTGCCATGGGATGCTGTGTGGGGTCATGTTGTGATCTGACGCCGAGGAATGATCTATGAAAAAAAAGGACCGGAATTGCCAGGATTGCGCCCACTGTAAACAGGACTCGGCTGGCTGGGAAATGAAAGTGTTAAGCGGAGGGACCCAGCCAGTAAAGGTGGGAAAGATGGTTTGTGAGCAAGGATGGTGGGACGATCACAAAGGACTCCCTAAGAAAATACGGTTCATACCGGGTCGAAGGAGCATTTCCTGGTACTTGATGATCAAAGCCCGGACTTGTCCTGATTTTGATCCTATGGATTTGGAGGTATAAGATATATGGATAGAGATGAGCGAATACAAGCTGAAGCCAAATTGATTGGACTTATTGAGGAACATTTCACTCTTGAAGAGATTAAATCCATGCGGGACTTTAGCATTGGTTGGGATTTACTCAACTCTGCTTTCCTACGAAAACTCGGTTCTGGGCCTGATTCTTAGGCTTTTGCGAAAAAATCAGGGGGAAGGTTGGTAAGATCTTTGAGATGGCCTTCCTCTATCAATTTTTTGAAGAGTGGTTCAGGTATGGCCAGAAATTTCATATTCATTTTTTCGCCAAGAGTGTTGATCGCGCTCATTATCTCGCCCCCTGTGGCGTTTAGGAACACCGAATGGGTACTATCCTCGGCAAAGGCGACTATGATCACCGTCTTTATACCCATTTCATCCAATTCCTTTGCGAGCTCTTGAATTTTGATGGTAGATTCTTCCTTGAGTTTTTTGAGATCCATCATTTACCTCCAATTTATCTACTTATTTCTTTTATAAAGCCACCAATGAAACCCACTACCGAAGCCATAAGCAGGATGCGCCACCAGATAGACCATGCCAGTCTCCACATGCTATGATGCCCATACTTGGCGATCCAGATATTTACCGTCCTTGCACGTGTCCTTTCGATTGGTTTATGAGTATGTGGACCTGGATATGGTTTATCCCAAATGACTTTTGCTTCTGTTGGTTCTGAGTCCATTATTTTTTCTTCCTCTCTTGATGGGTTAGAATTTTTTGAACTGCAGATCTGAGCCTTTTTTTATCGTCTTCCTCCTGAGTCAGTATGTCTCTCATCAACCCAGCATCGATATATCTTTGGATCTCCTTGGTGATGATCTTTTGTAATTCCCCAGGATTGATTGCATCGACCTCCCAGGAAGAAGCCCCGTGTTTTCTTATGAATTCCGTTGATCTAGGATCTGTTCGCTTGGCAGGATTAGGTGGAGGATTGTATTTTTTAACTTGGTCAAGAGTTAGGGCGATCTTTTCAACGGCTAGATCGGCTCCAAATATATCCATGCGGTCTTGAATATCCCTAACCATATCCTCACCCGAAGGATCAAAGTCACCCAGGTAAAGAAGAACCTTGGTTTTATCGTCCCTTAAAAGGAACCGCTTGGAACTCTCGTACATGGCCGACTGGGAAGAGTACCCCCGGTTAACCATTAACGGAACGTGAAAAGTATTGGCGAGGGGACGGAGGACCCCCGCGAGCGCGTCCTTTTCGACCCAGAGCTCTACGTAATAAGATTGACTTTTCCATCGTGGGAGACGGTAGGAGTAAAGGGCAGATTCAACCAGCTCCCCCAGATCTTCCCATTCTGAAGGAATCGATGGGACACGGGTTCGGTCCTCGATGGCAACCCAGTCTAAATATCCGGCTAGTCTCGCGTTACTGACGAGAGAAGAGAGGTTTTTATATGCTCTTTCCTCGTTTGGAATGATATTCTTACTGACAAGCTGGTAATATAACTGCCGAAGGGTAAGCCGGAATCCTTGGTTAAGGTATTCCTCGACAATCTCTTCACACCGGAAGATCAGGCCCATGCTTTCCGCTCTGAATTGAGTATCTTTAAAAACTTCTTTCATTTCCTCTCCTTATGAGGCCCCCTGGCGAGTAGGGGGCCTACGGAAATTACAGTTCGCGTTCATCACATGCTTCATAGGCGTCTTTTGAATACTGAAGGGGAGGCAATCCGCGTTTTGGCCTTTCTATGTTGGCTCTATCGATACAGGTTCGGCATACTGGCTGCCTTACCCCCTCGGCATCCCTGATGGAAGGGACCTTGTGAGGATGAAAGCCAAAGGGCATTCTACAGAAAAAACAAGGGGCGATCATTAGTGCGTATCCCATGGTTTCCCTCCTTTCGTGACCCCGTGAGTGTTGATCCTTCCGGCTCCCGAGTATTCACCCTCGGGAGCCCCAGGACTCGCTATTTGACCATCTCTTCGATGATCTTACCCGCACAGTAGCCAATTAACCCGAGTGCGCCGATGAGGAAGGGAACAGCCAAGGGAGCGAGGCCCTTGAAGTTTCTTACCAGCTTTCTCATAGCTTTTCTCCTTTCTGGAACCCCTTGGTTCCGATTTATTTGCCTATTTACTAAGAATATAGACAAAATAAAAGGATTTGTCAAGTATTTTTTTTATAAGAGTAGGCTGTATAGATAAATCCGATGGTTTCTTTAATGATTACAAGAGGTTGCCAGAAATTTCTCATTTTCTTGTTGACAGTAACGATAACTATTACTAAACTAGGTGGTAGCTACGGTAAGGTAGGGTCTTATGGAAGACATTCACGAATACCCTGACTTTACGAAAATCCACAAATTACGAGGAAAAAAGAAAGCCTTTCTCCTCGCCTTCGTAGAAACTTTCCCCAGGATGAATATTACTGAAGCTGCAAACAAGCTGGGAATAGCTCGTGAAAACTATTATCAGTGGCGTTTGAAAGATTCTAAATTTGCTAAGGCTGTGGATAAGGCCATTGAAGAGTTTAACGATATGACGGAAGGATTCTTGCGGGAATTTATAAAGCAAGGTCCTCCTGATATGAGACTCAAGGCCATTATGTATTATCTTGACCGAAAGTGTAGGGACAGGGGATATGGTCAGAAGCAAGAATTAACCGGGCCTGGAGGTGGACCTTTAGAGATCCAGGTCATTGATCGTTTTGTACTGCCAAAAGAAGGAACCCCTCCTGAGGGTGAAGATCATGGGTAAGGTCATTCTGGTTTTTAAGTGTATGCAATGCGGGGCCTCAGCCGTTGGACATTGGCCTAAGGGCTGTAAGTGCTTGGTCAAGGTATTGGGGAAATCCTTCAGATTGAAGCAATCCCAGGGAAATCATGGGGAAAAGGCTTACGAGGGCCCTCCAGGAGAAGAGATCTCAAGGGGGTCCTTATGATCCTTACGGGATTGGAGGAGCGCAGAAGGCGTAACAAATTACGTAGCAAAATCATTTCTTTAATCATGGACGTATGGACCGAAGGAGTAAGGACCCATGAAACAGTAAGAATGACTCAGCGCGTTTCAGATGGTTATATTGGCACATGCTGGAAGATTCTTTACTGGGAGGCTGAATGCTAATCCCTCATCTCTACAGACCGCGAGACTATCAGATTCCTTTCTATAATTCCATAGCCGATGGATTCTTACGGGCAGTTGCTATCTGGCATCGTAGATCGGGTAAGGATATCACCTGCTTCAATCTTATGATCAAAGAGGCCTTCAAGCGAATTGGGGCCTACTTCTATTTCTTTCCCACCTATTCTCAGGGACGCAAGACGATCTGGGAGGGGTTCGACTATGCGGGTAAACCATTTCTCAATTATCTTCCTCCTGGATCCAAAAAGAACGAGTCAGAGATGAAGATCTGGCTGCCCTCCGGGTCTTTGATCAGGATCATAGGAACGGATAACTTTGACAGCATCGTAGGTCCTAACCCCATTGGTTGTGTCTTTTCTGAGTTTGCCCTTCAAGATCCCCAGGCATGGGATCTCGTCCGGCCAATTCTGGCCGAGAATAGGGGCTGGGCTCTCTTCCCTTATACCCCCAGAGGTAAGAACCACGGCTGGGATATCTACCAGCTCGCCAAGAAATACTTCAAAAGATGGTTTCTCTCGTTCCTCACCGTTGACGATACCAGGCGTCCAAACGGAAAGCCTGTGATCACTGAGGCAGATATCCAGAAGGAACGCGAAGACGGAATGAGCGAGGACATGATCCTCCAGGAGTTCTTCTGCGACTTCTTCATGGGGATCGAAGGCGCGTACTATGCCAGGATTATGAACAAGCTCGATAGGGCTGGCCACTTCGTCCCGAATCTTTATGATCCCGCGCTCGTGGTTAAGACAGCATGGGATCTGGGGGTAAGTGATGCTTGCTCTATCTGGTGGTTTCAGCAGTTATCGAATGAGATCCGGGTGATCGATTACTATGAGAATGTTGGGGAAGGTATCGAACACTATGCCCAGGTCCTTGAGAACAAGCGACAAGAACACGGGTATATCTATTCTCCATACGATCATTTTGCTCCCCATGACGTTGAGGCCAGGGAGAAGTTTTCAGGACGTTCCTTAAAGGATCAGGCCAAGGATATCGGGTTGGACTTTACGACTATTCCCCGTGACGTGAATATTCAGGCGGGGATCGAGACTGTCCGGGGGATTCTTCCCCGGTGCTGGTTTGATGATCCGAAAACCGATGAGGGGAAGGATGGAATAGTAAACTATCGCAAGGAGTATAACAAGAAGACGAAGGAGTACAGCAACCGTCCTCTTCACGATTGGGCTTCCCATCCTGCCGATGCCTTCAGGACCCTTGCGAATGCTATCAGGTTGGGTAAGACGGAAAAGAAGGGGATGAGCATTGAGGAAGTGAGAGAGCTCGATGAGACTTGTGGACCTCCCAGCGCGAGGGCAGCGTGATGGGAAAGGTGAAAATAGAAATACTGGCTAAAAAGGGTGGAACAAATGAAAGTGCAATGTAAAGATATCTCTGAAGCAGAAATAATCAAGGCTTGTGACGATTTTCAGTCTGGAGCAGCTTCTACTCCAGAGGAATCATTGGGTGATAAATATCCGGCTAAAGTAATTCTGAGGAAAATGGAGAAGATGGCGGATAAGGGCATCTTGGAATATGGAGTGAGCCTAAGAACTGCTTGGGTTGTCGAGGGATACCAATAATGAAAGATACTGATCAATGGAAAGATTGGGATCAGGCCTACAAACACGCGATATCTGTTTGGGGGCCCTGGCTTGAGGAAGCGAAGAAAGACCTTAAATTCTTTCTAGGCGATCAGTGGGATCCAAAGGACAAGAAATATCTAGCCGGGGAAAACCGAAACGTCCTCACGTTCAACCGGATTCGGAGAGTGGTCAAGCTCATCGAGGGATTTCAAAGGAAGAATCGGCTCTCAATGAAAGTTGACCCGGTTGAAGGGAGTGACGAGAAAACAGCCAGCCAGTTCTCGGGATTGGTACAACATATCATGCAGACAACAGGAGGGGGCCGTTTTCCAGATGCTTATCATACCATGTCACGGGCTTTTTCCGGTGCTCTGAAAACTGGTATCAACCTCGTCAATATCTACATGGATTATAGGGATGATGTGGTAAATGGTGATATCCGGTTCAAGCGAGTGCCGTTCAACCGATTCCTTCTCGATCCCAACTTTGCCGAGAATCTCTTAGGGGATTGCACGTATCTTTTACGAAGGGAATGGCTTACCAAGGGTCAGGCAAAGTCGATCTTACCCATGAGGGCGGGGGAAATTGATAATCTTCCTATTCAGGGGAGGGATGATAAGTTTACTCATACTCCTCAGCCAATGGACCTTTTGGGTAAGAATCTTCTTCGATATGATGAGTTCTATAAAGTGATTACCCGGCCTGCTACGGTTTTGATCGATCCCAACAGTGGTGCTCAGAAGAAGTGGACAGGGGACAAAGAGCGACTGGGGCTTTTTTTAAAGCAATTTCCATTTGTCTATGCAGTAGACAAACAAGAGGAAACCGTTGAACTCTCAATCTTTATTGAGGATGAGCTGATGTTCTCCGGGCCGGAACCCACGGGGATAGACGTTCTTCCTTTTATTGCCATTATCGCTTTTTACGATCCCGAGTATGAGCAGATGAAATGGAAGCTCCAGGGGATTGTCCGGTGCATGAGGGACCCCCAGACAGAGGGTAATAAGAGGCGAGTCAAGATGCTGGATTGGTTGGACAGCCAGCTTTCCCCTTATAAATTCTTCGAGGAAGACGCGTTGGTTGATAAGAAACAGGCATTTCAGACCGGACAGGGACGACCAATATGGTTTAAATCCGAGGCTTTGAGTAAGGGGAAAGTTCAAGTGCATCCTCCCCCTGATATCCCTGCGGGTCTTTTCCGTCTTCAGGAGCTCATGGATAAGGATATTGACGAGATTCCAGGGGCAAATGCCGAGCTCTTCGGGACCCCGGAGAATCCCAACATGCAAGTCGCGGGGTTCTTATCAAAGATGAGACAGGCTGCCGGATTGACTATCTTGCAGGACGTTTTTGACGATTACCGGATGAGTAAGAAGGGGCTGGGCCAGAAGGAAATCACGATGATCCAAAGGAATTGGACCCCCGCGAAGGTAAAGCGAATCATCAACGAGGAGCCAACCAGGGAATTCTATGATCGATCATTTGGGGCTTATGATGCGGTTCCTCAGGAGGGGATCTTGACCGATACCCAAAGGCACATGTACTTCGCTCAACTCGTTGCCATGAAAGAGATGGGTGCGCCGATACCCTGGGCAGCGATCTTTGACGCTGCGCCATTAGAGCAGAAGACCAAGCTGAAAGAGATGATCCAGCAAGCAGAACAGGCTCAGGCTCAGGCATCACAAGTTGACGTGATGGATCGAAGGCTCACCCAGAAGATGATGCAATCCAAAATTACAAGCGATATGGCCGGGGCCCAGGAAAAAAGAGCCCAAGCCATTGAAAATATGGCCAGTGCTACCCTCGATCGGATTAAGACCATACGAGAGATCGGAAAGTTAGATGATGAACACCTTATGGGCTTAATCGACTGGATTCGCGGCCTTGAGGCTGGGGAGCAAATCGCTCCAGCAGCTCAAGGGGGATCGCGGAAAGTCTCTTATTTGACTAGAAGGTAGGACCATGAAGATTCAGGTAGGCGATCTTCGAGGAGAGTTTCCTTTTGATATCCGTGACCGGATTGAAGAAGTGGTAAATCAGTTCCAGCATAAGAGGCATCCATACTACATACTGATTTATGCCGAGGAAGGTCTGGACGTTTTTCCTGCGAATTCTCCATCTGCAAGAACTTTCCTTGGTAAACAGGGAAAGTTGATGAAAATTGATGGAAAGCGGGTGATTCGGTCAAGAATCGTATTGAGGAGTTATAAACCTCGTAGAATTTTGGGAACGATGTGCTTCAAGGTGGATAACCAGAAAGGACAACTTTTGAGATTGTGGGTATTACCCCAGGATATCCCCGAGCTAGACAGGGTAGTTGACGAGGATGGGGTTGTCCGTGAGGTTTTGGATCAGGCCCAAATTATTGGGAAATTTATAACATAGGAGGGCTTATCATGGTAGGGGGAATTATTATCGGCGCAGTTGGTGGTGTGGTTATCGGCGCAGTCGGTGGATGGCTGGTATTGCGCAATAACCCCAAGTTTCTTTATCGGCACATGGAGCACCTGGTCGAAGCGAAGATGAAAAAGGCAATCGATGAGGTCCATCTGAAAGGCCAGATAGAGATCATTGAGGCCTTGAAAAAGGCCAAGGAAGCTCTAAAGAGGGCCGCCGATAAGGTTACGTAAAAATATAGGGGCCATGCGCCTACTGCATTGGGGGCGCGATAGCCTTGCTCACGGGCATGGATGCAGCCGAAGAGCCCGAGGCAATAAGGAGTGTCGGGGCGTGGTCCCTTAAAAGGAGGATACCATGAGATACGAGCAGCACAAGAGGACCTGTGAAATATGCGGGAATACCTATCTCTATTATCAAGGCCGTGATCCAGATACGGTAAATCTGAAGATTCCAAACGAAATTTGTGTCGGGGATAATCCTAGACTCTGCCCTAGCTGTGTTGAGTTACCGGATGAGGATTTAAAGGAAATTCCACCGAGAGGTACAACGCCTGGAGGGGAAGAGGTAGAGGGATATGGACCGGGTTCAGAGGAGCCAGCCTTGGAATTCGATGAGAAGCAAATTCCCGATGAACAGAAAGCTGAACCATCTGTACCGACAGTGGAACAGGAGAAGGCAACATTAGAATTCAACGAAGAACAAAGGCAACGCCATGAGAGATACATTCAGAAACAACCGGGGAACGAGGAAAAGGAATAATGCCTGCTGATTATGACAAGTGTGTTGCTAACGGTGGCCGTGTACGGACTGTTTCGGGTCCGGCCAAGGATCATGGGCTGAGTCGCGGAGAATATGTCACCTATTGCTATACCAATGGTGAATCGTTTCGCGGTGAGGTTCATAAGAAAGAGGCCACTAAGAAATAGACCTGACGCCAAGGGTTCTTTCAATGTTCGGGCTAATCGGGCGTATATTTTGTCCTGACGCCGGGGGCATTGGGTCGAAGCCGGACCATAGGCATTGATTGAGCAATGGGCGAATACACAAGGAGGGAAGACCATGGAAGTTGATGAAAATGGAAACCCTATAGAAACGGGCGATAAAGTTGATCCTGACGCCGGGGATCGAACTGACAAAGGCGATCAAACTGTCCCTGTCAGCGTTGTCCAGTCTATGCGTGAGGAACTGAACGAGTTGAAGGGCCAGCTCCAGACCGCGCAAGATCAGGTTAGGCTTTATCAGGCTAATGTGTCTCAATCCCAGGAAACACAAGGGCAGGGGCAGCAGCAGCAAGATAGAGGCGAAGGGGGTCTTTTGAGCGGTAGGGAAGACGATGATGTGCTTACTGTAGAGGATGCGAAAAGGCTGATTAGCGCAATGGATTCAAGGCTGGGACAGGTCGTAGGTGAATTGACCACGTTTGCCCAGAAAGGCGATTACCAAGAGGTAATCGAGAAGCATTTACCCAACGTCATTAAAAGTAACCCTGCGCTCATTGAGGCAATTAGAACCAGTAAAAATCCCTCGATTTTGGCCTACGAGCTTGGTAAGACCGACCCGGAATATCAGAAAAAGCTGGCTGAGAAGGCTCAGGGAGAAACGCAGACTCAAATTGACAAGAATCTACAAAAACCGGGTTCAGCATCTCAGGCTGGAGGAGGAGGGGGAGGTCTTTCATCGGCTGATCAATTTGCCCAAATGGACGATGATAAACTGGAAGAGCATATTGCGAATGTCAAGAAGCGGGGTGAATAGGAGGATATAGTCATGGCCGAAAACCTTACAACCACGACAGAAGTAGATCCTGCCGTAGCGATTTTTTACGATAGGGTCCTTCTGAAAAGGGGTGTTCCTTATCTGGTTCACGATGTAGCAGCCCAGAGAAGGAACATTCCCCAAAAACGCGGGAACACCATCAAGTTTCGGAGATACAGTGCTCTAGCCGTTGCGACTACCCCTCTTCAAGAGGGTGTGACTCCCCCAGGTTCGCAACTTGCTAAGACCGATCTCACCGCAAAGGTGAGCCAGTACGGCGATTTCATTCACATTACCGATATCGTGGACCTCACCGTAGAGGATGCCGTATTGACGGAAACTGCCGAGCTCCTGGGAGAGCAGATGGGCGAAACCATGGATACCCTCATTCGGGATATCCTGGCTGCCTGTGCTTCAGCTACGATCTCAAGCGAAACTGCGCAGATTCTAACGGATGCGGAGATTCAAGCGATAGTGCAAGCCCTGATCACCAATAAGGCGCGGATGATCACGGGGATCGTCAAGGCGTCTACGGGGATTGGAACAACCCCGATTCGTCCGGCCTTTCTCGGGATTATGCACTCCGGTCTGATTGATGATCTGGAGAATGAGACCAATGTTCCCAGCTTTATCCCGACCAATAAGTACCCCGCGCAGCAGCCAGTAATGGAGGCCGAGTGGGGAGCGACCAAGAACGTGCGCTGGTTGATTACCCAGAATGGTTATAATCTCGGAGCCGGATCTGCGGGAGATCCCACCTACAAGCTGATGATTCTTGGTAGGAACGCCTACGGAATGACCGTCATTGACGGTAGCTCGCTCAAGAACATCGTCAAGGCTTTCGGATCGGGTGGGACCACGGACCCCTTGAACCAAAGGGCAACCTCCGGGTGGAAGAACACCTTCGTGTGCCGGATTCTCAACGACAACTTCATGCACATTCTGAGGGTCAACCATACCGCATAACAATTAACTCCGTGGGTTTGGGGGGCCATGGCTCCTCAACCCCACTTTATTACGGAGTTACTTAAAGGAGGATAGATCATGGTTATTCCAAAAGTTTTTGTCAAAGAGATCATATGTGCAGATGGGGCTGTGGATACTGAGGTGGACATGGGGTTTGTCCCTGACTCTGTGCAGGTGATAAATCAGATGGCTGCCACTACCGAAGTTTCAATGTGGATATGGTGCTCTCATATGCCTGACTTGGCGGGTTACAAGCATCTTGCTGACGGTTCTGCCAGTGTGTATGTATCTTCTGGAGGCGACATTTCCAAGCTGGACGAAACCGCGATAGATCCGGGAACTGAGAACGATGATGCCGATCCCACCAGGGTCGAAGCCAAGCAAGGCATTAAAATCGCTGCTGCCTTTCACGACACCGATGATGTTATCACTGTCATTGGTCTTAGAAGTGATCTAGGCGACTAAAATCCCCGCATAAAAGGGGATTTTCAAGGGGTAGGGTTCTTGCTGGGAACATACCCTCGGAACCCTGCCCCACAACCTAAAATATTTTAGGTGGGAGGCTTTCCAATGGCTAGTAAAGTCAAAGTGAAGTTCAATAACATTGAGATGCCTGGGGTCCGGCTCGATTTTACCTATCAGAAGAAGCACTATTCCCTGGAAGATAACAAGGAATATGCTCTTCCTATTGACGTAATCGAGCATCTCAACGGCTTGAGGGTCCCCGATCCTGTCTGGGAAGAGGATCCCGATACCGGGCAATTTCGCCATAAAACGAGATACCGAAATCGCTTCAACTGTCAGATTGTCGATCTGGCTAAGTTGCTAGAAAGAGCGAAAGGAGGAAAGCCTACTCATAAAGTCGTGGAAGAGGAGCAAGTGGAAACTCCTGAAACTTAATAGGAGGGCCACATGGACTGGACTTTAGCTGAAATCAAGGCAAAGGTTCGTCAGCTTACGGGGCGTCCCGATACTGCGCAATTATCCGAAGCGAACCTCAAAAATTATATCAACCGCTTTTACCGGAATACTTTTCCTCTGATTTTGCCCACGAGCGAATTGGAAGGCTGGTATGAAAAGACGCTCACGGCATCGATTGACGAGTACGACCTTGATGAAGAATATCTCACCCTGGACGTTCCCTATACCATCGATGGCAATCCAGTAGATTTTTACGAAAATCCTTCCCGGTTCTATCAACTTTGGCCGGAAAGCCAGACCTGGCAGGAAGCGCAACCATATAGTGTGCTTTTTTACGGGAGAAAACTTCTCTTCAGGCCTCCCCCCGATAAAGCCTATGATTTCAAGGCAGCCTGTATCAAACGACCTACGGCATTCGATCAAGAGACGGATAAACCACTTAATCAGGCATGGGGTCCCGCGATTGCTTATGGTGCTGGGATCGATATTCTGATGGATGCCGGGGAAACGAATGAGGCTCAAGCACTTTCTACGGGCCTCGGGCTGATTTTGAAAACGATTGATCAAGGGGAAATCCGAGATCTTACCGATAGACGAAGCATTCCGAGGTATTGAGATGGTAATGATAGGACATGATTTATCGGAAAAGGAAATCTGGGAAAGGGTAGAGAATCACTGGGATCTGAGCGGTATATTTCCACGGCCACCATGGAATAAGCCATGGTGTTGCCCTCAGTGCCGGAGTCAACAGATATTCATTAAGGGAATGGTGTTTAACAGACGCTCGGGATCTCCAAGAGGATACAGATGTGATGTGGCTTTTAAATGCAGCCAGTGTTCTTGTACTTGGGTTCATGGAGTGCCAGTAAAAGAAAATATGTGGCGTTACCATCACGATAAGGGGAAAACTTCCTACACGTGGAGGGAGATCAGGGAAGAACTGAAGGGGAGGAAATCAGATGGTATGGGATAA